ACCGCGCTATATCATTCTTTCGCTGTGTATCTCTTTGTGATCGTTGGAGTGCTGGTAAAGCTAAAAATACCATTAAAAAGATTAGTCCAGCGATTGCTAAAACTAATACGACTTCAATGATTGTAAATCCTTGATAATGTTTATGCTTTTTCATATTTTTTATTATACCCCCCCCCCTGAATGTTTTGTCAAGGCAAAAAAATAAACACCCTTTTGTAGAGCGTTTATTTATTAATGGTTAAGCTTCTTTATAGATTCGCTTTTTCTGCGCCCTGCGCTATGCTGCAATCTTTCGAAACAGCGTTTTTTAAGCGGTCATAAGTTACTGATCCAGCGCTTGGGTTTCCAATTCCAAAAGTATTTTTAATTTTAGTTGAAACTGTTCCTTTTATAACAGCTTCGATAATTTGGCCTTTAATTTCAGCCAATTTTGCCTTTGTTGTGGCATTGTCGGAATAGATATTATGTGCATCTACTGCCATAAGATCCCTTTCTTTTCTTATTTCTATGAAATTTTGCTATATGGGCAACGCCTCAATTGAAACAACAAAAGGAGCACCTCTTGCAGTAGGTGCCCCTTAAAACAAAAGAAAAAAACTACTGCAAGGTAGCCCTTACAGTAGTATAAATTAGCAATTTATGGTGCGGGTTAGGAGACTCTAACTCCTGGCCTCTTCCATGGCAAGGAAGCGCTCTAACCTGCAATATTATTAACGAACTAAAGTTCGTACTTGGTTTATGATTTTTTATGTACTATTCAATTATATTTCCATTATATCACACATTTTTTAAAAAGTCAATATCTAAACATAAGTTTTATATATTTGCTTTCTCATAAACTTCTCTGAGTTTATTATTAGAATAGTGAGTATATATTTTTGTAGTATCTAAGCTTTGATGACCCATAAAATCCTGTATATAAACAATATCTACTCCTCGATCAAGCATACTGGTTGCAAAACAGTGCCGTAAAGTGTGTGGATGAACCTTTTCAAATTTACCGTTCGAATTTTCGCAAACTCTCTGAAAAATCCTTTGAATATTAGACTCAGTTATTCTCTTTCCGTTTTGATTAGAGATAAAAAGTGCAGGTTCAATATCGTTTCGAGCGTTTAAATACTCATGGATAGCAAGTTCAGTATCTCTATTAATAAAGCACAGTCTCGGCTCTAAACTTTTTCCAACAATTGTCATTTGTCTATTTTTAATAGAATTTTTATTTAATTTACAAACTTCCCCAACTCTTAATCCAGAGCAATAAATCAGCTTAGCTATTGCGATATTCCTGAGACGATTAACTTCACTATATCCACGCCTCTTTTCACTAATGGCGTTTATAAATTCGATAACTTCCTCATTTGTTAAAATGTCAATTTTTCTTTTTTCTCTCCTTGGAACTTTTATATTTTCGGCGGAAATTTCTATATCAAATCTTCGTTCACAATATCTGATAAATTTCCTAAGACAAATCACATACCCTCTAACCGTATCTGGCGATTGATATTTAGCAAGATACTCTCTCCATTCCCTAACTTTTTTCTCATCCAGCCTTGATATTTCTATATTGCCGAAAAATTTAGTGATTAATCTCGAAAAAACTATATATCTTTCTTCTGTTTTTCTACTATACCCCATAGAAATTATTTCATCATATAAAAAACTATCAAATATTTCTAAAAACATATACTCCTCACTCCGCTCTATATAAAAATTAAACAGAAATAAACAGAAATTCTATATAGAGCTAAACTTCGTTATTTTTTCTAAAAATCGTCCCTCCATTTTAAAATCTTCTATTGATAAAACTTGCGTTTAATATTCTAATATTTTACATATTACACATTTATGTTCCTATATTTTACAAATATTAAAAAATATTATATAATAATTCAGCTATAACGCAACAAACAACAGTTTTAGAAACTGTTTTTATAGTTTTGTCAAATTGTTGTAAATTAACTTAAGTTAAAATTATGTTTCATTGCTTTAAATTTTAAATAACCAGAGTTATTAAAGCTTTTTGAAATTATTTCAGCGCATTCATTTTGTTTTTTCCACTCGCGTTTTTCAGCTAATTTTGAAATTTGTCTATTTAAAAATTCTCGCATTATTTTTAAAGTTTTTTCAAGGTTTTTCTTACTCCAAATTTTCGCAAAATAACCTTTTTTATTTTTAATCTTACCTGCAAAAGCCGCATTTTTCATCATTTTTACGCTTGCTTTAAACTCTTTACCAAAATTCTTTTGGCGGTTTCGAAACATTGGTAGAAAATTATTACCATCTATAAATTTAGTTGCATCACCAAGTGCTTCACGCATTTTTGAATTTCGCGAATTATCACGAATAATTGTTATTTCTTTCATCTATTATTCTCCTCTATCTATTAGAGGGGTTTTATTTTTATGCGCTTCAAGTATAAAAGTAAAAACGCCCCAAAATTCCAGAAATTCTGGAATGAGGCGTTTTAATTATACCTGTTCGGTATTTATATATTATTACATTTTATCAAAAAAGTCAACCTTGTTCTATCAAATCGAATAAATTAATCTTCAATTTTCATACCAATAATCTGGATGTTTGGTCGATGGCTACCAAGCCCAAGAGAAGCGGAACTACCTAAGCCCTCAATTCTCCAAGTTCGAATAACCAAGCCATCTACATGGGTGCTGACGATCTTATGCATTACTTGCCAATTACTATCCGAGGCAACAAACCACATATATTTACGCGCGTCTGGAACATAATCGCCAGTTTTCACAACCGATACATATTGGTCTTTTGCTATACCGTTGAACGAAGAAAATGATTCTTCTGAAAATGGTTTGAGTTGAGTCGGAATTTTGACGATTTTCATAGGAATACCTTTCAATTTCGACGGTTCAATCGAACCGTCGTCAATATTTTTTCCACTCGCCAAGCCATTAGTAAAATCAGCTACCGCTTTTGTGTTGGCAACCATTTCATCAAGATCTTGTGCTGTTAGCGGAGATAATGGCACGAAGTCTTTATTTGGATGTGGTAAAGTTAATCTAGCCATTATTTTTTAGCTCCTAACTTAAAAATAGGTTTCAATCCGGCAAATGCCGTAGCCACTGCGCCACTAATTGCCAAAATTTCTTTTGTTGCGTTTGGAATTAAAATTACACAAATCGTTGCAATTAGCATATTCGTTAAGATTCCTAAGTCAGCAATAAAATATACTGTAGTTTTAGCTTTTTCGCTAATCCTTGGCTCATATTCCGTGTTTGCGATGTTCTCAACTGTATTTTTTTGTAGATCTTCCAACATTTTCAACTCCTCTTTTGTTAATGGTCTTGCGTTAATTTGAATTAACTGTTTTTTCTCTACTTTTTTAGAATTTTCAGCATTTCCGCTATTTTCTAAATTGTGCGACATATCTTTTTTCTCCTCTTCTTGAACTGTCAACTCTTGGTTGTCAGTTGATTTTTCTTCCGGTTTAGGTTCATCTTCGACCATTTTGCTGACATCAGCAATATGGTTTTCCACAGGGTTTTCCACAACTGGCTCAGTTGGTTTTGGTTCTTCAACTGGTGCTGGTTGTGGTCGATAATCAGTAATAGTTCCTGGATCTCCTGCTTGAATTTCAGATACCGGGGTTAGTTCCATCCAAATCGATACGCCATTTCGTTCAACTTTCGCAAACCACATTCCGTCGTTTTGGACAACTTCTTGAGCTACGAAAGCTCCTTGAATTTTCACCCAATCACCAGCATTGATTTCGCCATCAACTTTATAACCGTCGTTATCAACCTTAACTACCCATTCAGCTGGAATACCGTTTTCAGCCCAAGTAAATCCACGAGGACATAAAGCGTCGATTTTTAGCTTCCTGCTACCATCATTAATATTTACTTCCGCCACTTGAAGTGCTGGGTTTATTTTAAAGTGCGAGCCAATGTTAATTACATCATCAATTGCTTCATTTTGTGGTGCTGGTACTGGTGCGTTCTGTGGTTTTCCAGTATAGCGGAAGATTGTCAAATCTTGAACTCCGTTAATGCCTGCGAGCCAGTCGTGGTTATCTATGTGGATACCATTGTATCCATATGAACAATGAATAATATTATTACTATCAAGGTAAATTCCGGTATGTCCGCCTGCTCCATTTGTGTAGCCTTGCTTACCCCAAATGAAGATATCACCTCGTTGTGTTGGAATATATCCGTTTGCATCTGCTTCAATTCGTTGGAAACCGAACTTTGGCAAATCTACGAACTCCGTTTCAGTGTTGCCAATGCGGAAACCTTGTGGTAAAATTCCTGCATAAATTAGGGCATGGTAGATTGAACTCGAACAGTCATAAGAGCTTGCTCCATTCCTATTTATCATCGAGTAACTAACTCGACCCTGCCTTTGCTGAAACCATTCAATTACTTTGTCCATTATTTTTTCTCCTTTCTTTTAATTCTCGCTTTAATTAAATCTTTTTCATACTCTTCTCGCCAAGTTTGAACCAAACTATCTATATAACCATTGCCTCCTAATGCTTTATAATCTTCAAATGCCCGTTCAATTTCATCGACCTTTTCGGGTTGGGTATTTATCATTAATAAAATCTCATTTCGCTTGCCATTTTTGGCATTATTTCTGCCTATTTCACGAACTTCTTTAATATCTTCTTTAACTTCCGCTATCTGGTCATTAACACCTTGAAACTCATCTTTGAGCATTCCCTTTAAACCATTTTTAGCATACTTAATGAGTGTTATAATTCCGCCAATTAGTCCACCTATGAATGCTACTATTCCGCTAATTTCACCAACTGTTAAATGTTCCATATGTTACTCCTTCGCAATATAACAGCCACTTCCAAGCCATTCATTATATCCAGTTGCACCCCAACGCCCGATCGAACCATCTGGCCTAAAACGATACACACCTGTTCCATATTCTGGCCCTGAGTTAATACCAACAGTTGTTAGAATCGTTTCTACCGCAGGAATAAATTCTTCAGGAATCCGTTCACTTAATCGATCGCTTCTTCCGCAGTTAGCAATATTTAGAGTTTGCCAATACACGATTCTTCCAATTTTTAAAACTTTAATGTTTAACCCAAAACCAATTGCAAACTCCTTAGACTCGCCTATTACCAACGATTCAATATCTATCAAAGCTTTGGCGGTTTCTCTATCTTTACTTAAATGTCGCGACTTAATCGCTCCATCAGCAATTTTGGTTTCAATAATACTCTTGTTAACTATTGCATCTGTATTTACTTCTTTAATACTTCCATTAGGATTATGTGAAGTTAATAATGCGTCAGCCAAGTCGTTAGCCCATTGAGCTGTTGGAGTTGCCACTACTGCTGTACCTGCTGGATATAACTGATCTTCACCTCCAGTTAAGATCAAGTTTGTAATTGTCTTTGAACTTTTCGATACAACACCAAACCAGCTTGTTTTGCTACCACTAACAACCTCATTTGTTGTTAAATTTTTAGTATACATTACGAACGGCACTGCGGTATCTTCACTTGTTCCATCTTGCCAACCATCTAGATTATCTACATAGATAGTTCGTACTCCTTTTTGCTTTTCGGCCGTAAGAACCGCTTTTATCGGTTCTTTATTTGTTTCACTTACTCTTCTAATACTTACCATTTTTTCTCCTTCTACTCATTTTTTGCTATATAGGCACCGCTTCCGTGCGTTTCTGCTGTTTCGCCGTTTCCGGCATAGTAAATAGAACCATCTGGATACATCTTAAAAATACCACCAGCAGCATTCTGATTGCCGCTTGCACGCGACACTACAAAAGGTGTTTCAAAATTTGGCCTAAATTTTTCTGGAATTTTTTCACCCATTGCTCCACCTTGAAGATTACCGTAACCAACAATTCGCCAAAACACCATTCTTCCAACTTTTTGAGCGGAACATTTTAAACCGTATCCTATTTCAAATTCTTCACTGTCTGAAATTTTTAATGAACTTTTAATCTCATTTAGAATACCCTTATTTGAATTTATGTCAATTCTAACTGATTGCGCTATATCATCTACATACTTCTTATTTGCAGCGTCTTTATCTGTATTAGGATCACCGAGATTAATTATTTTAAAATTATTAGCATTTGGTGTTTTATAAAAAGAAGTGTTGTTATTATCAATACGGAACATATTCTGGTTATTAGTTTTATCCCAGACACCGAACGCCCCACCACCATCTGAAAAAAATTCATAGTTTTTACCTTGTGGATGGTTTAGATATAAACTTGCTGAAGCTGAACCATTTCCTGGAATAAGAGTTAATCCTGAAAAAGTTCGAACTTTACTATTAAGATTGCTGTCAGTGATTATTCCGGTTGGAATAGTAATCTTATCTGCTTTACTATTCTCAAGAGTAGCGATTTTATTTCGAAGTTCAGTATCGTTATAAGTGACACCAGTGCCATCAGCTCCTCTTTCACCTCTTTCACCTCTTTCGCCTCGGATACCTTGAATACCTTGGACACCTCGTTCCCCTTTTATAGAAGCCGTTTCAAAGACTTGGTCATTTGTCAAAGTTATTCTTAAACCACTATTGTTCGCAAGTTGGATATTCTTAATGCCAACACCTTGAATTCCTTGAACACCATTGCGACCATCAGCTCCTTTTTCTCCCCTCTCTCCTTGAGGCCCTCTTTCACCTTGTGGGCCTCTTTCCCCAGGTAATCCTTGGTCACCTTTTGGCCCAGGAACACCTTGCACCCCATCATTGCCCCTGTCTCCCTTTTCGCCTTTTTCACCTCGAGGTCCTTGCTCCGAGGTATACACTAATCCAGCTTCAACAGTAATATTAGCACTGTTATCCACTTGCCGAATTTCAATTGAAGGTTCTGAAGACTTTTCGAATACTAAATTATCCATTTAAACCCTTTCTTCTAATATCCGGATATACCAAAACTTTCAAAAACTTATTATTGTTCGGAAAAGACAAAACCTTACCACTTGGGGTTGTATATTCCAATTCTCCCTCTAATTCTATAGTTTCACCTTCTGAATTAAATTCTACTCTTTCTGTGTCTTCAGGGCTAAAATCGAACCGGAAAATCGCTCCAGTTTCGTTTAAACCTTCAAAGGTTGCAGAGCTTTCAATTTTAGCATTCATATCAGTTTTATCATTATCCACTGCTGGCTTCGCTGAAAAGTACAATCTAGAATTAGTTTCATATATATTTCTAGGAATTGTTACTCTCATTGTTTTACTATCACCACGCTTAAATTCAATTTTTTCAGCCATTTTTCCTCCTTTTATTCATCTTCTTCATATTGCGCTCCAATGTTTAGATACTGAATTATCACATCAGATATTTCATAATCAGTCCCGATCGTATCTGATTTTATGTTGTAACTAATCCAGTTCACGACTTCATCAATATCTTTAGTAATACTTATTCTCGTTTCTCCTTCTCTGTCGTTATCTATCTTTGGCGCTTCACTCCAACCTTTATCATTTCCCCACCCATTCACGGAGCCCCAACCAAGAGTAGATTGTTTCGGTTTGAATTCCTTAGAAAATGTAACAAGGGTTTGCTGTGGAGCATCTTCGGTCTTTCCTGATACCGAAAAATCGATTTTTCCACGCGGTCGCAAAAGGTTTACTGTGATCGACACTACATACGCCCACATTGAACCATCTTCGCTAAACTTAATTGCTCCACTCGAAATATCAGTAATAAAGGGTTTATTGTCATCTGTGTGATATTGTTGATTGTTCATTTCAAAAATTTCACCACTACGTGCAATCAAAAATCTCGATATACCATCACCACCGCCATAAACTAGCATTGCCTCAATTCCATCTATTAGAAATGGTAAGTTCCACGCTCCGCCTCGCACCAGGTCTAATACCCAAATTTGGTTTAAGTTATGAGAGCTAACAGGTAGTGCATAATAGATTTTTCCACCAAACTCAACTGCTAAACTCTTTTCAATATCGTTATTATTCAACAAATCAACATCTTTTTTAATCACATCAGATATCTTATCTGTCGAAAGGATGTTAAGCATTTGCGGCTTTGTCGTTGTCGTATTAAATCCAGCCTTGCTTAAATAATAAAGAGCATTATTATAAACGGCGATCGCATCTGGTGCATCCGTTCCATCTCGACCATTATCCTGGATAACCTGTGTCCACATAATATTTTGAGTTCCAACCGTTTGTGGTGTCGTTTGTAGATACTTCAAACTACCTACACCGTTAGTCGAACTAAAGAGAATCATCGGCACAGCTTCACCACGACCATTTCTAAAAGCTTTTATTCCTACTGGTATCTCTTTTGAGCCAGGACTTAACCTTACCCAGCCACCACTAAAAGCTGAAAAGTCAAAAAGCGTGTCCAAATATTGTCCACCATAAGTGACCTTCCATAGATCATCACTGTCGCCAAGCATATAAATCCTACCAGCAATAAATTCAGCACGTTTAGCTCGCACACCCCTTGTCGAGTTTGAATTTGGCGGTAAATAGCTTGGATTAACTAATGTTTTTCCGCTATCGATCCATTCTTGATAAGCACTGCTATTATCATTATTATTTGTTACAACAGTTAGATATCGTAAAGAAGTTGGTGTCTCACCAACATAAATAATAAACTTATCGGCATTATTTTTCTTCCAGCGAATTTTTACGTATTCTTTACCCTTATCAGTACTATTTCCACGCCACTCTTCACGAGGTTTATTCACTTGAACTCGACCAGCTTCACTTCGGGCTGTTTCACCATCTTTAACGCCAGTCACTGCATAATAATAGGTTACATTTTCACCGCCAACTTCACCTTCGGCGGTTGCAGTAACTTCTGTTATATTTGGCAGTTCTCTTTGCCGCACAAGTTTTTTAGTTTCAATTGTATAAATGGTTGAAAAATCTTCGCCATTTGTGATTAAGATTTTTCCGGCAGCTTGCAAAAAGTTGCATCGAGCATCTTTTTCAAAATCTTCACCTGTAATTTTCTGCCAAGTTTCACCATCATCTTCACTAATAAACAGAAAAGCTCTCTCATCTTCTTTATTTCTCGCAACAACAGCTAATCTATTACTCCTTTTATTTCCCTTGGTTTCCACAAATTCAGTCATTCCGAGAATCTTATCTGCAAATTTTTTGCCATATTTAGCTAAACCAGGGCGTGGCTTAACAGTTCCGTTCTGACTAAGGATCGCGTTAGTCATTTTATAGAGTCCAGAATCAGGCATACGACCCTCATCAAGATAGCTCATATATCCTTTATTCCAAGCTTTAATGCTTAAAATCTTAGGTACGGGCGATTTAGTACCTTGTTTCGGTGTGATCATTAGAAAATACCCCCAATCTTCGCATTTTCCATTTCGCCTCGTCCCTTTTCGTTGTTAACAGCTTTCATACTCTCCATTAAGTTTTGAGCATAGGCAAGAATATTTCCATACTGTGCACTTTTAATCTGGTTGTTTCGCACATATTCTGCTGCCGTCATAAAAACCAACCAATACGGATTGTCAATTAAAATTGGGTCTTCCGGATTTTTAACTTTTGGTAGTTTCTCAATAATCGGTACATAAATATCTGCATCCAGCATTTGATCAGTAATCACTCCTGATAAATCCAGAGTATTACCCATTACTTTAATATCAGATATTTCAATTTCGCCCACAATTTTATCATCTTTTTTAAAGGTGATATTTCGCCCACTAGTTCTGTCAATCTTTAAAACGCGTTCAGGTAATTTGTAGATATCTTTTTCAGAATCAACACTGCCAATCTTAATGATCTTCTTGCGACTTCGCCACTCAATAGCAGGCTCATTCTCCCACTGATTCATCATTAAATTAGCAATTTGAACCATCTTTAAATACTTAGGATTAGTTGTTTCTAATTCTACATATTTACCTGTTGCTTCAAGATATGCGTAATATACCATTTCTTTCAAATTCATATTTTTCCTCCAAAAAGAAAACCGAGCGAGTATTTTTCATACAATCGCTCGGCTTTCCGAGTAGATAAAACAATTAGTTTTCTATACTATTATTTTATCATTATATCTACATTTTGTCTATTATTTTTTAAACCTCACAGCACTTCGTTTTGCCTTAGCTTGTAAGCCAGAATTTCGAACGCTGATTGTTGGTATAGCACTTAAAGCTTTAGCCTGTGAACCTCGAGTTTTAAGTAGATTTTTTGATAGAGTGCTTGTAATATCTGCAGTATTCACTGAAGATGCAGAAGAACCATTTTTCCTACCTCGACCACGGCCTTTTTTATCCTTAGAATCTTCAAAGTCTACATTGCCATATTTATCGCGGAATTTATTCTTTTTCTCTAGTCCTGCAGCAACAAGTTTATCTCCATATTCAAGTACTTTAGTCATCGCCTCATTACGCTCTTGCTCGCTATCCATCTCTTTAAGCAACATATTAAAGCTTTGTTTGCCTGAGCCATACATATCTCGATAACTCTTTGGCGTATCTTTTCCAACTTGCGCTTTACGAAGCTTCATTCGCTCTTGAAGTTCTTGAACTTTTCGGCCGTCAAAGTCGCCATTCTTTTTCTTCTTGTCGTACTCTTCTTTTAACTTCTCGTATTCTAGCTCTGATCTCTTGTAAAGCTCATCCTTGCTCTGCTCTTTAGTTTTCCATTCTGGCTTCAAGTCATTGCCTCCACCATTCACGATATTTTGAGCTATCTTCTTAGCGTTGTCATTAGTCTGTTTGCTCGTCTTATTAAACAAAGCCATTTCAACAGATTTTTTAACATCACTCTGAATTTTCTCGAGCATATCTTTCTTGTCGCCTTCGCTAAGTTTATTGAAGGAATCATCGTTGAATCCACCACTCATCATATACTTGCTAATGTTCTCACCAAGCAATCGTTGATATTCACTGCGTTCGCTACTTGTTAATTCGCGCGTTTGGCCGTTTATTGTAATCTTATTTGGCGCAGTTTTTGGAATAACCGAATCGAGTTCAGGATTATTCTTGCGGAACTCATTAATCTTTTGTGAAAGTTCTGTTGGGTTTTCAGTAGATGATTTTTGCGGATCAAGCATTGTAGACCATGGATTTGTCTTAATTTCCCGACCATAAATATCATATTTGGCTGGTAGGCCGTTTCGCCACAAAGGAATTGAATTTTGCATAGATTCACCTAAGTCACCGTAATTAACCTGTCGTGCTTTATTATCCATAGCTGCAGCAGTTTTTCGAATACCATTTGGAATTAATGAAGTTGCTTGTTGAATTGCATATTTGCTAAGGTCCTTGTCTCCGGTTGCCGTATCGAGTGCATCCTTAACACCTGTCATATAGCCTTGTTCAGTCCAGCTCTTAACTCCATCGCCAAGTGTATTCAAGCCAGCCTCCAAAGCACCTTGTCCGTTTTTAATTCGAGATTCTGCATTTGCTCCAGCGGCCGCCAAAATCATTTGTGGTGAAAGCGTATCAATTGGAATCCATGTGTCTCCAATTTTGAGCGCATTCGCTTTTTTACCTTCAGCTGCCCACTGTCTTTTTTCGTCTTCATCTCGTGGCTGTCCGCTCAAAAGTCCTGCGTTAGCAAGTGCTAATCCAGCACCTAATAATACGGTTCCGGTTATACCACGTCCAAGTTGAGTTGAGGCTTTTCGTTGTAGAGCCGTAATTGTTGAATCGTCCAGGCCGTTTTTAACAGCTTTTCTTAGGTCAGCAACTTGTTTAACACCTTTTGCTAAACCAAGTGGTGAATAGTTTACTAATTGATCAGCTACCGCACTTGGCACGCCCGTAAATGGCATTATTATATCAGTAGCTTTCTTAGTAACACCTCCAACTTGTCGACCTTTAGCTACAAGTTGACCAAGACCAGTATCTTGCTGGAAAGTTGCCATATCTGCATCATATTTAGCGTTTTCAAGCATAGCGTTGGTTGGGTTATTAATAAGTTGCTGAATTCTAGCTTTTCGCTCTGCGCCCTTTAATTTCTCATTAATCGCTATTGCCTTTGCTTGGTTTGCAATACTCATTTTTTCTGCCGAACCACGGAAGATCTTATCGCTGGCGTTCAACAAATTAAACACAAAGTCTGTATAACCTTGAGCAAGTTTTCCACCCAAGCCATTACCATAATTTGTTCGCTGATCTCTCCATTTGCTATCGATTTCGCCAGTAGTATCAATACCGGTTCTCATGATATCTTTAGCATATCCTGAACCTTCTTTAGCACCTTTAAGCATACCACCAAAACCATTTAGAGTTAAAGTTCGTTTACCAGTTCCTTTACTAATCATCCAGTCAAAAGCACTTCCTATGGTTTGAGCAGTCTTTTCGCTACCACCGTTAATGATATTTCCGGCAATATTTCGAATATGTGTAGTTGGTGCGGTCAAAAGTCCAGCTTTCCAAAGAGTTGTGAATTTATCCCATTTTGAGCTTGGAATCTGATCCCTAACTTCTCGAATCGCTTCACCAATTGCAATCCTTCGCGCCCTAATCTCTTTCAAATTGCCTTCCGGCATTGCATAAGCCTCTCGTAATCTTCCTAAAAACTCTGCTCGTTGTTCCGGTGTGATGCTAATTTGCTTGTTTGGTTTACTCTTCATCTTGTCGTTGTAGCTTTCAACTTCACGCATTGTGCTCATTAGTACACCTTCAGGTGTTGTTCTTCGCATCAAATTCAAAGCTTGTACAGTTCGCCCAGCTTCTGTTGCTTTTTTCACAAGTTCAACATAGAGTTCGCTTGCTTTTAGGTCATCACCCATTGCTTGGTAGTGTTTAGCTAAGGCAATCCCTTTCGCCATAGTTTCATCGTTAGCTACACGGGTATTCTCTAATTCATTAAATACTCGTTCCGGGTTTTCTTGCACAGATTTAGCCGCTTCATTCCATAGCTCACTATTCTTTTTTGGTGTATATTTCAAAGATTCATCACCGGCATGCATCAATTTCACAAAGTCTTTTGGTGGTGTATCTGTGCCTAATACGGTTTCAGCGAATTTGCGGGTTTTTTGGTCTGTTTCAGCTAAATCACCTTTTGAATCTTGAGCAACCTTATAAACTGGATTTTCGTTATATACTGGTATATTTTGCTTGTAATCCTGTGCGAATTTCCCAGTCTCAATCTCAGCATAGAACTTCTTTAATTCATTTGTCGCTCCAAACACGCTTTTAATCGCCTCAACCATTCGATCGTAGTAGGAAAGGATTTTTGGTGGAATTCCTAATTTAGCCCCTAATCTGGTACTTTCTTCACCATTAAGTCTTCCTTGGTAGTAGTCACTAAAGCCGTCGGCTAATTTTTCTTCAGCCAAAAGGTTTAGATCATTACCATAATCTTTGCTATATTGCTGGATTAAAGCTTCATCACCTGTCAGGTTTTGGTGGCGAGCTTTAAGGTCTTCCAGTTTGGCGGTAAGGGCTTGTTTTTGTTGGTTCGCCAACTTATATCTTTCAATCAGGATATTTCTATCTACTTTTTCAGGGTTTAAAACTACCAATTCATCTTCGCCATTATTTTTCAAGAAAACTGCATCCACACCTTGTTTGCGAAGTTGTTCTGTAACTTCATTTAGATCTTCAGCATATATTTCAGCATCTGTTTCAACTACGCGAGCATCTGGAAGCAGCCGAGCTTCAATTAAAGCTCCCGAACCCTTGCCATTATCTCGCCCATTAATTGCAAAGTTTTCTGAGACATTCCGGTTTGTTGAAAAGCTTACGCTATCTTGATCACTAACATCATGTCCACCACCAAAATATGCATTTTCATCTAATTCGTTGCCACGTTTAAAGCCATTCTTGCGAATTTCTTCTGCGACTTTACCGTTCGTACCGTGGTATAGTCTGGTATTTTCGTTAATTGAAGATGGCTGAAAATTAAATTCTGACAAATTTGTTTCGTTATTTTGTTTATTCTCTTGATCTAAACTCCATCCTGGCATAGATCCTGGTTCTTCTAAGAACATTTTTGCACGGCGAATAAAACTATTTTTATATGGTTCAATTTCTTGTTCTGTAGCCCCTTCTCGTTTTAGCCTTGTTTCGAAATCTGTAAGGGTTTCACCGGTATTATCTCGTACATATAAAAGTCTTTCATCCAAGTTTTGATCTATTTTATTGCGAATTTCATCTGAATATTGATAGCCGTTATTGACTTTTTGGGTGTTTTGTGCTAAACTATCCATAGATACATCAGCATAGGACTTGGTGGATGGGTTATCCCTTAAGCCAGGAGTGCTGATGTTTTCTTTTGTTGTAGCTCCATATAAAGTATTTCTATTAATAGTGTCATTTTTAGCTACATTAAAGGTGGTGTTAAAATCTTTTCCACCATATTTAAAATTAACATCTCGGTAGTCAAAGCCATCTGGTGCGATACCGTGATTTTTAGTATCTGGTGAAGTGTGGCTATATTTTGAATTTTGTATCAATTCATCTATTCTTGGGGTTGAACGCATTTTTGCAATAAACTCTGCATCTGTTCCAGCTTGCGTATTTACAAACTTTTTATTGCCTCTTCCACTCAAATATATCTCTTGCCCATCACCCGTAACATACGGATTATTCGCCCGTAAATCTTGAAGCATATTAAAACTACGCTCACTCATTCGTTTGCGAGTATCGCCCGTAAATTTACCAACTAACTCATCTTTAGTAAAACCTAATTGATCACTATCCAAACGGTTAATATTTGTTTCTCTTCTTGGGGTATATTGCAAGTCTCCGCCTCGGTTTTGCCTCTCTGCTTCTGCGAGGGTAATTTTTTCACGCATTGGAGCTGTTGCTTTTATTTCTGCCTCATATAATGCTTTTGGATCATAGCTGGTATTGCTTTTATATGGATTTTTAACCGATTCCATTCCACCAAAGGCCATCTTGCCAACTCCGCCCATAATTCCACCCATTAAAGCACTTTCAGCGACACCTTCGTGGATATCTTGCTTGTTGTCGAAAAGCTTTTTGGTGAAGTTTTCAGCATATTGTTGTACACCTTCTTCACCAGCTTCACCCAACGCACCCGTGATAGCTCGCCCAGCCATATTTTTTGCAAATTTACCACCAATCTTACCGGTAAGGTTGTCTATTCCAAGCTTTTCAATCGCGGCTTGCGCTCCAGCGTTAGCAGTTGAAGCTAAATAGCGCGAAGCAAAGCTACTTGGTGTGTATGTTTCACCTTTTGCTACTGCTTCAGCTTTTTTCCGAGCTTCGATGTTGTCTAAGTGGTCCATCATTTCTGAATGTGCTTCCACACCATGTACTAAAGCTGGTGCAAGGCCACCAGTTACAGGGGTCATTGCGGCATCAATTGCCATTCTTGTTCCGGAACTACCCAAGCCATAGGCTATTTTATTATCTTGGTCAGTTAAACCTGTTACATCATTGAGTGTTTTTCGCACAATGTTCTTTTCACGGTCTGCTCGCACACGATTGATCAAATTGTTTGCAAATTGGTTATCTTCATCAAACAATTTAATTGTATTAGCGCCAAGTTCTGTAATCGCTCCAGAAACTTTCGGCATAGTTTCCACCACGCTATTCGCTGCGCCTTTCACTGCTGAAGCCGGTGCAGAAACTGTCTGCTGAACATTATTATTATAATTTTTGGTGAAATCACTTATGGCCGAAGCGTTTTTATTGATATTCTGGCTAGCTTGATCAATATTTTGCTTCACTTGCTGGTCATCTGGACCATACTTTCGGAGCATTTCAGCATTCACCCGGTTTTGAATATTCTGGTTGATCGTATTCTCTCGCATTTGGGCTGTCTTACCACCACTAAAAATATCATTCAAGAAGTTGGCTGCATGGTCTGAACCTTGGTTGTAGCGGTCTGTTTCTTCTTGCCGATATTTATTTGCCAATTGCTGGCGTTCTTGGTCTCGGTTCATTTGCAGTTGTGATTGAACGGGTTGCACCGGTTTTACAGGGTTTAAGTCCACCGAACTCTTCGCAAATTCCTTTGGTTGTTGTGGCTGGGTGGGGGTGCTTGAATTATTTACAAAATTATCTCCCAGTTTTGGTGCACTATTAAAACTCACCGCAGATTGTTGTTGCTGCTGTTGTTCATCTTCTCGCTTTTTCTTTTGGCCAAAAAGTCCACCAAAAAAATCACCAATGCCTTTAAAAATATCCATTATTCCTCCTTTGATACAAAAAGAAAAGGAGACCTTGCAATTAAGCAAAATCTCCTGTCTTTTAGGTCGATTATTTTATATTCAATTCTTCAAAATGTACTGTCTTAATTATACTATTTTTAATCGCTTTTGGCAAAGGTATATTAAAGACTAATCTTGAGAAATTAGTTAGCTGGCGGCGAGATAGGATTCACGGAAGCGGAGGCAATAGGTGGCTTATCGTAATTATTTAAGTAAGAGTCAGCTAGTATGTTTTATAATATCATAATAAAAAAAGCTAAAAAAGTATTGACTTTTTAGCTAAGTTTTACTATAATATAAGTGGAATTGCTCCACACCTCATAAGTCTCGTTTATCGAGTGCGTATCCTTTTTTTAGGATTAAGGGTGTGGAGTTTTCATTTTTATTTAAAGTGTATCAGTCTTTTGGCCATATTTGCAAATTACCTCTTGTGTTTATAAGCCTAGCATGCTCGCTTGGCACTTTATTTTGCAATTTTCTATTCGTTATGCTTGCTGCATAATCTGCGAGTTGAAGTAAATTATTTTTCTTCGAATCTTGCTGCTTAACTTTTTTAATTTTTAAGCTTGTTGTATTAAATTTTGCTTTTAAATATTTAGCTAATGATTGCTGAAAAGTTGCAGAACCACTTTTATCTACAACAACTACGGCATTATCAAGTGCGGGCAGCGCATTACTTATAGCCATATGGCAAGCATATTTATAAAATGAATCTTTAACATTAAAACCATTTCCATAAAGCTTACCTGGGTCTTTATCTATAGCTACACTAAAAATAACGAAATCATAAGGTAAAACCGCATCAACAAAAGCTGATGCCACGTTTGCCGAATTTCGGCTATAATGAAACTCAAAATCAGATGATTTATTAAGTTCACTTCTCAATAAATCAATTCTTTTATCGCATTGAATGGCAGTATCGTTATCAAGAAATAAAACTATACTAACAACAAAGTATGCAGAAGACCCTTTGTTGGTCTTTCTTCCTGTATCTCCTGATTCATCAATAAATGCTAACATATTTTCTCCTAATAATTTTATTTTACGATAGTTGAAACTATTCGGCTGATTCACAAACCAAACTATACACCAATCGACCTCCCCTTTTAAAAGGTCGGCTTAAAGTTTAATTCGCATATCAGTTTATGAACGCAAGCGCACAACATTTTACACATCCGGAAACACATGACCTTTTTAAATCTTGCATCCATAAATTGATACACGAAGCTGAATTGTTAATGTTGTGCTTTTGGCGGTCAAGTCGAAATTTTTTAATATCCCAAAAATAGGATTATACATATATAATAGTGCTTTTGTTTTGGCTTGTCAATAAAGAGCAATCCATTTTACTGTGTATTTTTTACAGCAAATACACTAAAAATTATATGTATATTCTATATAAAACACTATATATAGCGCCTATGCTTTTTTAAGAAATATTGTATAATAGTTATGTTTTTATGCTACCCCCCCCCTTTTTTTTAAAACCACCCCAATCACCAAAATAGCAACCGCCCTAATTAATCACTTCTGGCAAAGACATACTAAAAAGAAAGCCCTTTTGAGCTCCCTTTTTCTACGCCTGCAAATCCTTTTTCTTCTTATTCGGATCAAGCAACGCGGCAAGCCGTGGGTCAAGCTGGTCTTGGAGTCCTGCCTGGTCCGGATTTCCACTATCCACTTTCACCCCTTGCACATTTTCACTATAATCGCTAAGTTTTGGTGCTTTAAATTCCACTTTTTCAAGGGCTTTTGGCGTTTCCTTGCTCAAATCCAAAATCTTATTCTGGCTGTTGCTAATCTGATTAGATAGATCCCGTGTTTGGTCAATCGCACTTTGCAACCCTTGGCCATTCGCAGTCTTTTGTTTCTGCCTTGCATCCATAATGCGGTTATTTAGGTCAATTCGGCTACTCTCAATTTGCGAATCCACGTTATTTAGCGCATCTTGACGGTTCGTTTCCCAGTTCTTCTTGTTCTTGTTGTATGCGTTAGTTGCACTAGCAAATTCCAAGTCTTGGTTTCGGCGATCTCGGGCGAAAGCATCTTGTGCACTTCCGGCATTTCGACTCGCCTCCAAGCCAACCGCCCAAGGAGCCACAATTTGTGCTGCGCTTGAGTCTCCTGCTCCACCTGCTGCGAACATTTGGCGCAAAGAGTTAGTTTGATTGTTCGCGTCTTCCATAATTTGTGAACGCACTGCACGGTTTTGTGCTTCCGAGTCTCGTTTGTTCATCTCATAGGCGCCCTTGCTTTGGGTGTAGCTGTTTTCAAGGTCGTTTAGCTGGTTAGCGTAGTTGTTTTCAACATTACCACGCCAAATATCTCGTTGGCGATCCAATCTGCCCAAACCTTCAGCTGCCACTCGTTCTTGTTCACGGTATTTCGCAATTTCATCTGCCCGTGCCCGTGCTTCTGCTGCTGCCCGTGGGTCGTAGTAGCCGCCTTGGCGTGGGTCTGAGTAGACTGGAGTTGGTTTTTTCCCATTATTCCTATTTGCAAGCCAATTATTATATAATCCTCTTACAGTATTGCTAGTTCCAGCATATTCAAACCCTAGGTCGTTAGCATCATTAAAACCAGTCCCATCAGGATGATTATTCCTAATCAGAGCATCTCTATCTACACCACCATCATTTCCGGTATATTTTAAGAGGTTATTAAAGCCGTTTCCAGCTAAAAAACCACGAAAGTCATCGTTACCTTTGTAATTACTATAGTCTAAAGCCATATCTTCCTCTATATATTATTTGGGAGATGGTGTTTGGTTTTGCCTATCGTTTTGCGCAAAAATGTTGAACTGTAATATGGCGATATTTCTTATTTCCACCACCGTGTGTTGCATACATCCCAGCGTGTGTAAATTTAGGGTCTAAAATATTTTCTTTATGTCCTTGACTGGTCATCCATCCTTCAACCATTCGTTTTTCATCTGGATAATTCCAAGCAATATTTTCACCTAAAAAATAGCATTGAAGTCCAGGAAATAAATCCACAATATAATCCATCCCATCATATCCTGTTTGTGGGTCTTTATGGTCGGTATTCTGAATATCCTGCATACGCTTAGCTTTTGTTTCGGCAGAAATATCAAGCTCAGGTAACCTTATTAAAGGCTTAAGCCCAGCTTTAATTCTTTCCTCATTAACAAGCCTAAATACTTCATTAGTGTCTGGATCCTTAATAGTGCGAATATCTTTTTTTGAATCTTCTTCTTTCTTTTCACAGAGTCCTAATGTGCATTTATCTATAAAATACATCGGAACGGCTATCAATACTACGGGTATCATAGCTATAGCTAAAATCATAAAAAGCACTTTAATCTTTCTTTTTATAGCTATCTTCCGCATATCTTTCATATCTTGATATTACTCCAATACACCTTAAAAATCAAGTCCTACAGCCATTGCGCAACTCCACCATGGTGCGAACATGTCCCACGCCCACTCGAATATGAGTATGTTCCATCTCTACACAAAGCAGAAGGTCCATAATTGCTATATGCTGGGGTATATGGAGTATATGGCTTAGATGGTGTGTATTTATATGTATACACCTTATAAGTTGTAGGTGTAGGCTCTTTCGTTACTGTTTCAGAAACCACTTTGTCAGCCTTTTTACATACCCGTTTTTTACCATCTCTACCTTCAGAGTCCAATTCCCTTGTTTTCTTGCCATTATCGCTCTCAAAAAAAGTAGTCTTTTCTCCAGCATCTATTTCTTTTTCGGGTAAAGTTTCATATTCGATCTCTTCATATGAACATTTCTCGACAAAAAAGTAGTCATAGCCCATATAAATTGGAATCCATCCACCAAGAAATAGTATATAAACTATGGACATAAATATAGTAGAGGCTTTTTCTCTAAATTCTTTCATAGTTAAATTATACTACTAAAGAACAACAAAACCAAACATCATCTCCCAAATTGTTAATTTACTATTATTTAAAAATTGGAGCGGAGTTTTTCATCCGCTCCGCATATTATGCTGCTGATTTCAAAGCAAACACAGCTGATTTTTTCTTGTCGAAGACAAAGGCATCGTGTACCACGCGACCATTTACATAGTAGCCACTTCCAGATTCTTTGAATTCACCTT